CTTCGGGGGGAGATTACATAGATTATATAGATGATGGGTTTCAATTTAAAGTTACAGATGCAGGATGGAATCAAAGCGGACAAAATTACGTTGGTTGGGCTTGGAAAGCATCTAATGACAGTACTATCAATAATGACGGTAGTATAACAAGTGTGGTTAGTGCGAATCCTGCAAGTGGATTTAGCGTGGTGAAGTATACAGGGACAGGTTCTTCTGCTACTGTTGGTCACGGATTATCTACTACTCCCGATTTAATTATTACAAAAGGTACAACTAATGTTTCGAGTTGGGATGTTTGGCATAAAGACGTTCCAAATGCCCCTTATTTAAATGATACTGGTGCTGCTTCGGGTGTATCTCATCACGGGACACCAAATTCAACTACTTTTGGAATTACTCACGCAGGTACATATAATACAGGCACATATATTACATACTGCTTCAATTCAGTAGATGGTTATCAGAAGATAGGGAGTTATACGGGGAATGCTACAAGCAGAGAAGTAGATACAGGATTTCAACCAAGATTTGTAATGGTAAAAAGAACAAACGCAGTGGGAAATTGGGAAATCTGGGATTCTTTAAGAAATCCAAGTGCTGACAACAATAATAACGACACTTTATTTGCAAACAGTAACGCTGCTGAAGCAGATGCAGGTGCAGGCAGGTATATGAGTTTTGATGTTGATGGCTTTACAATTAGCGGAGATTCTGGAAATTCAAATGCAAGTGGTAGTACTTACATCTATTTAGCAATAGCATAATGCAAGATTTGAAGATAGCTTTTACTAATATATTCGCACTTGGGTTAAGTATTTCAGAAGCAAACCCAGTATTACAAACGGTATCCCTTTTATTAGCTATCGGATATACTATAATATCAATATATAAAAAACTTAAATGAAATTACCTAGAAACGGAGTAGCGAGAGAGATAAGAAGTTATGTAGGTTCGTTACTAATATTCCTTTTTGTTATTGGACTTATTATAGCTTTGATACAATTTCCTGTACTAGATACAAATAAAGAGGTTGTAATGATGCTGATAGGTACTATAAGCGCCTCTATTGGAATAACAGTCGCTACTATAACAGGAAGTAAGCCAGACGATATAAACGCTCTTAAACAGTCCCTAGAGAAGAAAGACCATCAAATAGAAATGTTAGTAGCAGCTAAAGATAATCTTGAAGAAATGGTAATTAACCTGCAAAAGGAAATGTTACAAAACCAAGATAATATGATGGATAAAATAATCCTTAAAGCTGCTATGGAATTTGATGATAAGAATAACCCAACTAAAAAATAAATTATGATAAAAAAGTATTACGATATAGCAAAAGCAGAAGTTACTAAATGGGTATTTGGTGGATGGAATAGCGAAAGTATATTTCAGAAAGGTAAAGTTATCTTTGTAGGTATTATAGCTTTCTTTATTATTTGGAAAATTGTTTACTCTATTTTTAACTAGAAACTAAAAAATAAATAATCACTATATTTGTATAAATATTTAAATTTAAAATAGATGGCAACAACAGGCGTATTTAATGGCACCAATTTGATTTTAAAAGTTGAAGATGTGGCGGTAGGGCATACTACAAGCTGCACACTTTCTTTATCAAATGACTTACCAGAGGCGACTACAAAAGATTCTAGCGGTTTCCAAGAGGTGATTGCAGGGGTTATGAGCGGTGAACTTTCATTTGAAGGTTTAGTAGCTTATGACGATTCTGCAAATGCTATTGAAATGGCTGACTATCTTTTAGCTAGAACTCAATTAACTTGTGTTTTTGGGACGGCAGCTTCCGGAGATGATATTTTTACAGCGGAAGGATTCCTTTCAAGCGTAGAAATGTCTGCAGAAATGGAATCAGCAGTTACTTATAGTGGTTCAATCACTTTGACTGGTAGTATTACAAAATCAACTAACGCTTAACTAAGTTAGTACATTATGGCAAACAAAAGGAGAGGATACCATACTCTTAAAATTGGTGGTAGGATTAGAACGCTTCATTTTTCTATGAATTTTTGGAGTGAGTTTACAGATGTACTTAAAGTGCCATTGGATAAAATAGGTAATGTTTTTGAAGGTGGCATTTCTTTATCTACTATTAGAGCTTTAGTTTATTGCGGTTTATTAGCTAATGACCAAGAAGAGGGTAATGATATTGATTACACTATATACACCGTAGGTTTTTGGCTTGAGGATTTAGATGCTTCTCAGTTAGAAAAAATAGTTAACTCAATGACCGAATCTAAAATTTTAGGTAATTCTTTAAATATGGGTATTGAAAGGGAGCCTAAAGTAAAACAGGAATCTGAGGGAAAGCAGAAGCCAGCCCTTTAACTTGGGACGACTTGCTCGATTATTATATTGGACAGGCTGGCATAAAGCCAAATGAATTTTGGCAAAATACTTGGGCGGAAAATCAAAGATTGGGCGAATCTCATACTATTAAAATTAATATTCAATGGGAGCAAACGAGATATTTGGCGACTATGATTCATAATGTTAACTGCCAAAAAAAGCAGCATATGATAAAAGCCGAAAAACTTTTTCCATTACCACAAGACAAGTATTTAAAAAGTGGTGAGCCTAAAAGTACAAAAGAACAATTTTTAGCATTTAAAGAGAAAGCTATAAAATCGGGGGTTAAATTTTAACCCTCTTTTTTTTTGTATTTTTGCTCTATGGCAGATAATACTTTAAGAATAGGCATTTACGCAGACACTAAGGGTCTGAATGCCGGTTTAACAAAAGCCCAGACAAGGCTTAAAGCTTTCGGAAGTAAATTAAGCTCTGTAGGGTCTAGCCTTCAGACTAAGCTAGCTTTACCTTTAGTTGCTGGAGCAGGAGCAGCAATAAAAATGGCAGCGGACTTTGATAAGTCAATGACCAAAATAAAAACCTTAGTAGGTGTTGCTGGCGATGAAGTTGACGGCATGGCTATGAAAGTTAAATCTATGGCTCAAAATGCTGGTATAGATTCCGCACAAGCTGCCGATGCTTTGTTTTTTATAACCTCTGCAGGTTTAAGGGGCGCTGATGCTTTAGCTGTTTTGGAGGCTTCTACAAAAGCGGCCTCATTAGGCTTAGGGGAAACAGCTACGATTGCTGATTTAGCTACTTCAGCTATGAACGCCTACGGCAAAGATACTTTGGGGGCAATGGAGGCCACAGATGTTTTAACTGCCGCTGTAAGAGAGGGTAAATTAGAGGCCTCAGATTTAGCAGGAGCTATGGGTCAAGTGCTGCCAGTTGCTTCAAATATGGGTGTTTCTTTTCACGAAGTAGGTGCTGCTTTCGCTGCAATGTCTAGGACAGGTACAAATGCAAATGTAGCCGCTACACAATTAAAAGGAATTTTAAACGGCATTTTAAAACCTTCAGAGCAGGCTAAAGATATGCTTTCTCAATTAGGTTTAAGCACAGAAAGCTTAAGAAAAAATATTAAAGATGAAGGCCTTTTATCTACTTTAGAAATATTAAAAACAAAGTTTGAAGGGAATGCAGACGCACAGCAAACCGTATTTGGAAATGTAAGGGCATTGACTGGGGTGATGGATTTATTAGGGGCTAGCGTAGATAATACGAGGGTTATATTTGGCAATATGGGTGATGTCACAGGTATGACAAACAAAGCTTTTACCGAATTGCAAAAAAGCTCAGAATTCAAATTAAGAAAAGGGCTTATACAATTAAAAAATTCGTTTGCAGACGTTGGCGCTGTTTTAATGGATTCCTTACTGCCTTTAATCACTAACTTTTTAGGTTTTATAAAAGGTTTATTTATTTCATTTCAAAACCTTGACCCAGTTACTCAGCAAATTGCTATAGGCTTCGGTTTACTAGCTGCCGCCTTACCGACCATTTTAAGCATAGGAGGCGCTGTTTTAGGAATGTTTGCTGCAATGGTTAGCCCTATAGGTTTGATTGCCGCAGGAGTGGCCGCTGTTGCTTTTGTAATATATAAGAATTGGAACGAGGTTTTGCCGGTTATCGTGAACCTCTACAATATGATTGTAGATTTATATAATTCTTTTGAGCCATTAAGGCAGGTTGTTTATGGTTTAAAATCTGTTTTTCAGACGGTATTTATAACTGCTAGAGCTAGCGTAGATAAGTTCGTAAACACCTTTAAAACAATGTGGAGGCTTATTAAAGAGTTTTCAGAGAAAAAATTTAGCGGTTCTTTTACTGATATAATAACAGACGGCTTTAAAGAAGGCCAGAACATCACTAAAAATGCAGCAATAGAAATAGGCGAAACATTTGCTGAAAATTATGAAAAGGCTATTAATAGCAGAATGGAAAAAATTTCTGTTAGTGGGGTTCAAAAAGGGTTAAGCAAAGTGGGAGATTTAACTAAAAATCTTCTTACCAGTACTTTTTCTAGCGCTGGCATAAAAACGCCAAAAGGAAAAGAAGCTTCAACTGATACAGTAAAACCAATTTCATCTCCAAAAATAGAAACAACAAACCTTAAAGAATCTGCAAAAGATATAAAAAGCGTAATGCTAGACGTTAACGATGCTTTTGCTGATGGTTTTACTGATATTATTAGTGGAGTAGCCTCTGGTAATGTAGGAATGGGGGGCGTTTTTGGAATGTTATTAAGTATGGTAGGTGATGTTGCTTTACAACTAGGAAAAGCAGCTATAGCTATTGGGGTTAGTATGAAGGCTATAAAATTATCGTTTACAAATCCAGCTACTGCAATAGCCGCAGGTATTGCTTTAGTTGCACTTGGTGCGCTTGTTAAATCTCAAGTCCCTAAGATAGCTGGCGGTGGCGGTGGTGTCCCAGCTTTTGCAAATGGTGGTATTGTTTCCGGCCCAACTTTAGGGCTAATGGGTGAATATGCAGGGGCTAGAAGTAACCCAGAGGTAATAGCGCCTTTAGATAAGTTAAAAGGAATGATAGGAGGAGGTAGCCAAAACATAAACGTAGGCGGTGAATTTAGAATACAGGGTCAAGATTTAGTAGTCGCACTACAAAGAGCAGAAAAAAATAGAAGCAGAATTTTATAATGGCATACGGAATAAAATATGAATTATTTTTCTCAGATTTAGAAAATAGAAGGTTCAAAATTGAGATTTTAGAAAAAAATTATATTACAGACCCTTTTGGAATTGGCACCCAGCCGCTTCAATTAGTTGGAACTGATAACCCTTGTGAAATAATTTGGGATGCTGACGATGATATTTATTCACCTATTATAGGGTCAAGATGTATTTTAAATTTATTTGTAACTGATTCTTTTAATTACGATGAATTTCAGAAGGCAGATGAAAGACAATATAAAGTAAAGCTACTTGAGTATGCTTCTTATGGTAATGATTATAATGATGAGCAGCTGCCTTGGGAGGCGATAGACCAAAACTGGGACGGTAAAATTGGCTCTGCCGTTTTTTATACTGCTATTTGGGAAGGTTTTTTAGTTAATGATGGTTATAAAGAAGCCGTAATTACAAAGCCCTACCCTATCACTTTAGAGGCTTATGATGGCCTAGGTACTATTAGCGGTTTTAAAACTCCTTTTGATGAAACAGATACAAGCTCTGAAGAAAATTTATTCTATTATTTAAGAAAGGTTTTAGAATACACAGGGCACCAGTTTGATATTTATATATCTAATGATATAAGAAAAGATGGCGCAGCGGCTAACGACACTATATTTCACGATATAATAGTTAATAAATACGCTTTATCAAATCAAAACTTAATTTTTAGAGATGCAAAAGATATTCTAATATCTATATTGAAAATGACAAACAGTCGAATTTTTCAGTCTTATGCTCGGTGGTATATTGTAAGCAATTCAACTTTGATTGACAATAGAGTTACTCAAAGCGTTGCTCCAAGTGGTGACGATAGTATTGTAGTGCCTTCCGAACCTGTAGCTCCTCCTGTTTATGGTTCGCCAAATATTGAAATTATAGGCGTAAGTCCAATGATTGAAAATACTTCTTACGTTTTAATTGCACAAAATACAGGGGGTACAGTTCCAACTCAATACGTTTGGACTTTACCAGATTCTAGTACAGTAACGCAAACAAGCTCTGATATTTTGTTTGGAATTATTGATATTGGGACGGTACAATTATCAAATGATTCTGACGTTTATAGCGTTGTCGCTACTGATTCAAATTCTCAATCAGATAATGATTCTTTTACTTTAGACGTAAACGCTAGGCCTCAAGAAACGCAAGGTAATACAGGGCAAGTTCCGCCAGACGACCCTAATGCTGACGACCCTGTACCTCCAGACCCAGTAGCTCCTGTAAATTATAAAGTTATTATAAATGGAGCTGAAAATGCAGTAACAAACGCTTATTTATCACCGCTTCAAGGGGTTTACAATTATTCGGCTGGAGAAGTTGGCAATAGTTTTACAATGAGGTTTGATTTAGTTTCTTTAAACGGTGAGTTTACAAGCTTATCAAATGTAACTTCATTTTCTGTAGGAGCTGGGTTTTCAGTAACTAGAGAGCTGATTGGAGAGTTTATAAGGTTTACTGTGACCGGAACTTTGCCAGTTGGAGGCGTTACAACTGATTTAATATTAGCAGGCTCTGCAGACGTTCAAAACTTTACGCATACTTACACTATAGTAGATAGCATGACAAACGCAACTAGAACGCCAGCAACCCTAACTATAACAGCCGGAGAGGGAAAAAGTTATAGTAAAACTTTTAATGTAAATGCAAATACAGGTTATCAATTTGCTGGGTTAGGTTCTGCACAGGTATCAAGTTCTGCAAACATAGGCCAATCAATTTCAAGTAAATTAATATCTAGCACACAAATACAAGTTACTGTAAGTGGAACTATTGGGGTTTCCGATAAAAGCGCAACTTTAACGGTAAGCGGCCAAGCTGAAGATGCGCAAGTTGCTAGCAGCATTACGGTTAACCCAAGTGGTTCTATAGACGTAGCTCAAGGAAATGGTTATTTTGACGTAACTATTTCTTCAAATGGAAACTTTACAATAACTCCGGGAAGGGACTGGATTTCTGTAAATAAAACAAGCGGCTCATCTTCAACAACTTCAGTAAGGGTATCTTTTACTCAAAACAATGCAGGCGCCTCAAGGGTGGGAAGAGTTAATTTTTATGCAAAAGGAACGACCACTATTCTAGCATCAATTAGGTTAAATCAAGAAGGAACGCAATAATGGGATTAATAAGAGACGAACAGACCAATTTTTTAAGACAAGGAAAAGAGCAAATCAATTACAAAAGGTTTAGCTATGATGGCGCCTATGTTGAAACGGTAGACGAAGACGTTTTAATACATTGCCCAGATGACTTAATACCTTTAGATAGAAACCTCACAAAACTCTATGAGAAGCCTTTAAAAGAGGTTCATTTCATCTCTGAACCTTTAGTAAATTACTATGTTAATGAAAATGCTCAATTTTTAAATGGTTCTGAAGGCTGGGTTATTACAACCGCCTCACAACTTTATACAAATGAAATTGCTGACGATGTTTATTTATTAGAGGAAAGACCAAAAGCATTATCTGGAAGCAAATACTTTAGAACGACAAATAACTATGTTCTTGTTGCTGAAAAAAATATGTTAGCAACAAACCATTTAACTACAAAAATAAGAGCTAATCAAGAAATAAAATTTTCGTTTGATGTTTATTTTGATGGTCAAGACGCTGACGCTTCTTGGTTTCAAAGTTATCAATTAACAGTACAAGAAGTTTATAATTCAGACATTACAATAGGCGGTAAACCATTTAATTTTGATACTAATTCTTGGGAAACCTCATATACTTTTAGGTTTGGCAAATCAAGTGCGTTAAAGCCCGGAGTTTGGCATAAAATATCCTTATCCATTCCGGCATACGTTCCTAGCTCAGATTCTGTGACTGATGTTTTTGTAAGCTTCTCGCTTAGAACACCTTATTCCTCAGACCCTATATATGGAGAGGCGACTTATTACGACAATGTAAGGCTTTCAGAAACAATACAATTTGATGGGGGCGTAAGTTCAGTAAGAAAACAATATGGGTATAATGGCACTTTTACAGGTATTTACAAAAGTGAAGGTAATATCTTCTCTAATGAATTAGCAGACAATGAAAATTATATTGGTAAGTTCAGCGGAGGTTTTAAGCGCCCAAGAGATACCCAAAATAAAACAATCGAGCAAATAGTAACCAAAGAGATACTAAACGACAATAGAGATTACCTTACAAAGTATGAAGGCACTTTTAAAAACAAAGGCGATTACAATTTAGCACCACATAAAAAAGTATGGGTTGATTTTGGAAACGATATTTTACAAGAGCCAGTATCTTGTTATATAGATTCTTTAAAGTTTAATGTTAAAGAAGCTATATATGATATAAAAATGCACGTCCCTAACCAAGATGATGACGTTGATTCTTCATATGAAGTAATTATAGAATAAACAATCCTTTTTTTTGTTTGCTCTGCCCCTCATGTAGCTTAGGTTACTGGGGGGCTTTTTTTATATTTCTTTAAATATTTATGTAAAATATTTTTATAATAACCAATTTTATTTTATCTTTGTAAAAGTTATGACAGAATTACATTTCAAATTTATTAATCTTATCAAGGATAAGAAAATAACAAAAAAAGAAATAGCTAGTAAGATGGGCATTACAATGCCTACGCTTAATTCTAGGCTAGAAACCCCTACAAGTTTTAAACTTGCAGAAATTAACGAACTAAAAAAAATTTTAAACGAAAAACACCTATCAATCTATGAAGAATTATTTTAAAGCTTTGGCGGCATTTCAGCAAGAATGCCCTTCATTGTTAAAATCCACAAAGGGCTACGGCTATAATTATGTCGAGATAAATAATATGATTGCTAAAATCAACCCTTATTTATCTAAGAATAAATTAGGTTTTACCCAGCCTTTAGTAAACAACCCAGCAACTGGAAATTTAGCGATTAAAACCGTTATTTTTCACACTGAAAGCGGTGAGTATTCAGAAGAAGTAGCAGACATTCCGCAAGGCGTAGAATTAAAGGGAATGAACGCTTACCAGTCAACAGGAGCTGGCGTAACTTATTTTAGAAGGTATTGTTTGGCTTCTACTTTAGGCCTAGTATCTGACAAAGATACAGATGGCGATGGTGTAGAAAAACCAAAACAAAGAATTTCAAAACCTAAATTAAGCGCCTCAATGCTTAATGAAATTTTGAAAGGAACTAGAGAAAGCGCAATAAAAGCGGTAGGCTCTTTTGATTTAACAAGTGAACAAAAAGAAACATTAAAAAATAAATTTAAATAAAATGGAAGAAAAAATATTTGCTCAAGGGATAAGCTTTAAAAGAAGAGAAAGCGCCCCAGATTTCGTAATTGGTAACCTCAGTATTAAGGTGGATGAAGCTATTGAAACTTTAAATAAAAACCAAAAAAATGGCTGGGTCAACTTAGATATTTTAACAGCTAAAAGCGGAAAACCGTATGTACAGGTAAACACGTGGGATAAGGATTCTGTAAAAACCGTTAAGGCCGATGAAAGTGGCCAAGACTTACCTTTTTAAATAATAAACTAGGGGCGAAAGCCCCTTTTTTAATATGGTTATGATAATAAAAAAAAGTATTTACAATATAACTCAAGACGAATTAGATTTTATCTATGCTCATATTGAAGTTTTAAAAAAGGAATTAGCTAGAACACACAATTTAACTGTGATTCAAAAAGCTATAATAGATAAAAACAATCTAAACCAATAGACAAAATGATAAAAAAAGAACAAACTAACAAAGAATATCATTTAGACCCTAGCATTTCAGCAAGCGGTATAAAGACAATATTTTTAAAAAGTGTTTTTCACCACTTAAATAAAACCTTTAAAAAGACTCCTGCTATGGTTCTTGGTAGTGCTGTACATTCTTATTTTTTAGAGCCAAATAATTTTGAAAAAGAATTTTTTGTTTTACCTAAATTAGATTTAAGAACTAAAAAAGCGAAAGAAACAAAAGCAATTATTGAACAAGAAAACAAAGGAAAAGATTTTATAACTGAAGAGGATTTTTTAATTATAAAAGGAATTGAGAAAAACTACAATAAAAACCAAAGCGCCTTATATTACAGTAAAGGCGAAGTTGAGGTTTCTCATTTTACTACTTACAAAGGCATTCCTTTGAAGGCTAGGCCAGATTGCTTTAACTTAGAAAATAATTTTATATCAGATATTAAAACTTGTCAAGACAATTCACCAAAATCTTTTAGGTTTGATGTTTACAAATGGGGGTATCACCTGCAAGCTGTAGTTTACTCTGAAGTAATGGGAATACCTGTCGAGAATTTTCGTTTTATAGCCATAGAAACTAAACCTCCTTTTTCAGTACAAGTATATTCTTTAAACGAAAAAATGATTGAAGAAGGGCATTATGGTTTTCAAAAAGCCTTAAGCGATTGGAGGTTATATTTAGAAACTGGTATAGTAATGGGGTACAATAGAGATAATTTAAACAAAGACGGAAGCATAATATTATGAAAATAACACTAGAGGACATTAAATTTGTCATAGAAAAAGAAACAGGTTATAACATAAACACAAAAAGAAGGTATAGGCATTTAGTGGATTCAAGGAAAATGTTTTATTATATAGCTAGGAAACATACAGATTCGAGCCTAAGTATTTTAGGTAAGTTTTTAAAACGTGACCACGCTACAGCTTTACACAATATTAATAGCGCTAAAAATTTAATTGAAACTGAGCCCAGCTTTAAAATAAAATTATTTAAATTGGAAGAAATCGTTTTAGTTAGATGCAAAGAAAAATACAAAAAAGAATTTATAGTTAAACCTAGCGTAATACACCCTGCACTTTTAAGATATGCGAAACAACCCCTTCGAAAAGTACTTAACAAAAGAAGATAGGCTTCAAAACCAAGTGATGGCGTACATTAGAATAAAATATCCAAAGATATTAGCTATTCATGTACCTAATGAAGGCAGGCGCAGCCCTTTTGAAAGATATAAATTTAAATACCTTGGAGGGAAATCTGGAGTTCCGGATATTTTAGTTTTTCATCAAAATGATTTTAAGGCTGGTTTAGCGATTGAATTAAAGGTGGGGTATAATAAGCCTACCGAAAATCAAAAAGATTGCTTAAAACGCCTTAAAATGGCAAATTGGGAGGCTGAATGGGTTAATACTTACGAAAATGCAGTAACTTTGATAGATAAATATTTTATGAATTATGACTTATAGGTACAAAAGTGTTTATTATAGCGAAGATTTGCAAAAGGTTTGGCGTACAAATTCTACGGCTGACATTGACGAAGTGAATTATGAATATATAGGAGAGTTAACTTTATCAGAATTTAATTTATTACTAGAAATATTTGAAGAGGTTTATTTCAATGATGATATACCTTTAGAAAAATTTGAATACTTTTTAGCTGAATTAAGAATATTTTGTGACAAAATAAAACAAACGCCAAAATAATTTATACTTTTGGTGTATAGTGTGGAGGCTATAAAACAAAATTTACAAAACCCTTTTGAGATAGCGTCCTCCACCGCTTGACCATTAGGGTTTTACTTTTATGGAAACAGGAATAATATATAAACCAGAAAAATTTGAGAGCTATATAATAGTTCCAAGGTGCATTTTAAGAGATGAACGGCTAAGTACTGGAGCTGTTGGGCTGTTTTGTTTTTTGATATCTCACGATTCAAAATTTAGAATAAATGTACAATACACCGTAAACGCTTTTAAGGATGGAAAGGATGCTATTTATTCAAGGTTTAAAGAGTTAATCGAGTTAGGTTATTTAGAGAAAAAACAAGTTAAAGATAAAAGCAATAAGTTTTTAGGGTATAATTACATAATTACTTTGCCCGAAGATAACAAAACCGCAAAGGGAAAATCCGGAAGCGGAAAAGCCGTATACGGAAAATCCGCCACAAAGTATAATAATAACATTATACATAATATAAAACAATATAAAGAAATAACAGTAAAATGCTATGAGAGCCTTGTTTTATTGTTTCCTAATGAATACAGGCCAAAAAATGACAATGAAAAAAATAACTGGTTAAAAGTTATTGATGAGCTTGAAAGGTTAGATAAAATTACAGCTAGGCAGATTTATTATATAACTAAAAAAACCTTAGAAGATGATTTTTGGAAAAACAACTTTACAAGCCCTTTGAAATTAAGGCGAAAAAATAAAGATGGGGTTAAATGGGTATATGTATTTAAAAATAAATATGCAAAAGATATGCTAGTATAATGATTAAATATAAAAACAGAATTAAACAGGTTTTAGATTTTACTGGCGTTGGTGATTCAAAAATACACCCTTCGGATATTGATGCAATTTTAGAATTTGACAACAAGTATTTAATTATTTTTGAAGTCAAACTAAAAGGAGTTCAAGTCCCGTATGGTCAAAAATTATTATTTGAAAGGATAGCGGATTGCTGGCAGAAAACAAATGGAGAGGCTTTTATCGTTTATTGTGAACATGAAACTGATACAACTGAAATCGTAAATATGGCCAATACAACCGTAAAGAAAGTTTACAACAAGAAAAAAAACTTTATCAGAAATCAAAATATTAGAGAATTTTTAATGATATTAGCCGAACACTATAACATAAACAAACTAAAAAAAGCACTATGATTGACGTATTTAATGAAATTGGAATATATCCAAAAGGTAATTATGAAGAGCAAAAGTTAAAATGCCCTAAGTGTAGCCCAGACAGGAAAAATAAGGGCGATAAGCCTTTAAGTATTAATTTGCCTAAAGGTATGTACAACTGCCACCATTGTGGATGGAAAGGTAATGTTAAAATAAAACAAAAACCAGTTTATACAAAGCCAGTTTTACATAGTACAGATTTACCAGATAAAATCGTTAAGTATTTTGAAGGGCGTGGAATTTCATTAGCTACTTTAATTCATTGGAAAATATCACACAGCGTAGAATTTTTTCCGCAAACTTCTACAAAAAGCACAGCGGTCAATTTTAATTATTTCAAAGAAGGCGAATTAATAAATATAAAATTTAGAGATTCACAAAAAAACTTTAAACTAGTTTCTGGGGCTCAACTAATTTTTTACGGCTTAGATAATATAAAAGATTCAGAAAGAATTTATATTGTTGAAGGGGAAGTAGACGCTTTGAGTTTTCACGAGGCCGGTTTATTTAGCGTCTGTAGTGTGCCTAATGGAGCTAGCAAAGGAAATCAAAAGTTAGATTACTTAGATAATTGCTGGGAATATTTTGTAGATAAAAAAGAAATCATTCTTTGTACTGATAACGATGAAGCTGGCCTTACTTTAAGGGGGGAGCTTGCTAGAAGGCTTGGAAAATACCGCTGTAAATATGTAGATTTTGGAAAGTATAAAGATGCAAATGAAATTATAAATAAAGAAAGTTCTAGCTTTTTAATGGATGTTATAAGTAAAGCAAAAAACTTCCCTCTTGAAGGTATATTAAATATTGATGATATTTGGGATAACGTTTTAAATTACAATAAGAATGGAATTAAAAATTATTCATTGGGTCTTGGCGATTCTGCTAATTACCTTAACGTTAGCCTTGGTGAATGGACTGTCTGTACTGGTATACCGAATAGCGGTAAGTCTGATGTGGTTGACCAAATTAGCGCTAACCTTGCATTGACAAAAGGTTTTAAGACTGCTTTTTTTGCTCCAGAATCATTTCCATATGAGGGGCATATAAAAAGAATAGCTAATAAATTAAACGAAAAAGAATGCGATAATGATACTTTAAACCTTTCGAAAGACTTTATAGAAGAGCATTTTCATTTTGTAAAAATAGATTTAGCCAACTTAACTTTAAAAAGTATATTAGATAACTTTAGGCAGCTAGTATTTCAAAAGGGAATTAATATTTGTGTTATTGACCCTTGGAACCAATTAGACCATAGTGAGCAAAAAGACCATAGTTATATTGGGCGTATGCTTTCTGAGATTACTCAATTTTGCCAACAAACAAATACTCATTTATTTTTAGTTGCGCACCCTCGTAAAATGGAAAGCGAAAACGGTATTTACAAAGTCCCTACGCCCTATTCTATTTCTGGAAGTGCTGACTTTTTTAATAAGGCTTATAATTGTATGACGGTTTACAGAAAACTAAACGAAAAAAGCGAATACGATAGTGATTTAGTTGAAGTACATATACAAAAAGTAAAGCGAAAAGAAAACGGTTCTCAAGGCGTTTTTGAAGTTGCACCGGATTTTAAAAATGGAGGGGGTGCGTATAAAAGCATAGACGTAGTACAGCATAAAAAGAAAATATTAAATAACTTAACTAAAGAACAAGTACCATTTTAAAAAACATGAATGTAACAACTAAACCAGAACACTATAAAGCTTTTGATTGGTGTACAAAAAACAGGATTAAAGTTTATCCTAAAATTAGGGGTAATCAATTTATTTTAGTTTACACTATTGACGGTGTGGCCAATACTAGCGGTAAACTATATGATAAAAATAACTATATGCAAAATATATGGGAATTTTATCTATTTTTGTATAATAAGTTTAAAGATGTTTCAAATTGATTTTTTTCCGATTTATGGTATTATTCTAGGCGTTAATTACTCTAATGAAGAAATTGAACAAATTGAAGTTTTAGCAGACGATAAAAGGCACACTTTGCAGATTTTCATTTTTATTTTTGGTATTAATTTTCATTGGTTTACAGCAAATGGATAAAGAGAAAGACGGTTTTTGTTACTGTTATATGCAAATAGGCCTTTGCTATTGTGAGATTAATAAAACCCAAGAAGATGAGGAAAACAGTAAATATATCGCAGATAAAACCGAATAAGGAAAACCCTAGGTATATATCAGACGGTAAATTTAAGAAGCTAGTAAAATCTATTAAAAACTTTCCAGAGATGCTGGAAACTCGACCCTTAGTGGTTGATGAAAATATGGTAGTATTAGGCGGAAATATGCGCTTAAAAGCCCTTAAAAGCTCTGGCGTGTTTGAAGTACCTGTTTACCAAGTAACCGGCTGGACTCAAGACCAAAAAAATGAATTTATAATCAAAGATAACGTAGGTTTTGGCCAATGGGATTGGGATATTATTGCAAATATTTATGATGCTGAAATGGTAAAAGAATGGGGTTTAGACTTACCCCTATTTGATGCAGATATTTCAAATACTAATGATTATTCTGATTTAGATGTTGAATCAAAACTTGAAAAATTTTTAGATGCTAAAATAAAAAATTTAACAATTCCTTTTGAAACTAATGAATTTAATGACATTGTTTTTAGGCTTGAAAATTATTTAGAAAAATATA